GTAGCTTAATCCTAGATTAATCTAAAATACAAGGGGGCAGCCGCAAACTGCCTCCTTTTTTATGTCCGCTATATTTTAGTTATTTTTGTAAAAACAATGGCATAATGCAAATAGTAAGAGATATTACAACCACAGTAGCACCTACAGCCACAGTGGTTACTTTAGCGGAAGCTAAGAATTACCTTAGAGTAGATTACAGCGAAGATGATACTTTGATTACATCTTTAATCAATACAGCTCAAACTAGACTTGAGCAATATGCAGGTGTGGCAATGACTCCTAGAACTTTAAAGGTTGTAGCTTACGTAGATAGCTTTATAGAGTTACCTTATGTACCTACAAACACTATATCAGTAGTTGAGTATTGGGATGGCACAGGATGGGTTGTAATACCTGTTGGTGGCTACCAGGTACTTGGTGATACTACCAAGAAAGTGTACATGACTAGCATTTATAACAACGAGTTTAGGTTTACTTACACTTGTGGTTACGCTACAACTCCTGAAACAATGAAGACTGCCCTTTTAAAGATGGTTTCAGACCTATATGAGTACAGAGAGTCTTCAGTTGAGGCAAGTAAGCCATCAGCTAATTTGATGACCGCATACGAGCTTATGAAGCCATTTAAACGCATAAACGTAATTATCTAATGATAGGAAGATTAATGAATAGGATTACTTTTAAAAGTAAGACTAGCGTATCAGATAGTGCAGGTGGGTTTGTAAACACACTTGTAGATTACTATACTTGTTGGGCTGAAATTGCTAGAGATAGCGAAAGCAAGACTAATATAGTAGAAAAGGATTCTATTACTGGTGATATTACTTTCAGAATAAGATACACTACATCAAAAGTATTTGATAATAAGCTAGTTATATCATTTAAAAATAACTTATACCTAATTAATTCAGTTATAAACGAATCTGATCGTAATAAGTATTTTATGATTAGCTGCTCAACAATGAAATAATGGCAGCATTTTCAATGGGTATTACTGGATTAGATGTATTGCGAAATAAATTTAGCAATGCTAGTGAAAGGCTTGAAAAGCATATAGCTCAATCTATAAATCAAACTTTACTAAATATCCAACAAGATGCGAAAGCTCAAGTAAAGGTCAAGTCAGGTGCATTACAAAGAAGTATAACCCATAGAAACGTCGATAAAAAGACATTATCTGGTTATGTAAGTGCTGGTAATAAGTCTGTTAAATATGCTCCTTATGTTGAATTTGGTACAAGACATCAGATAAGTCTACCACCTCTTGTTAATATAAGTCCAGGTGAACAAAGCAAATTTGCAAGGCAATATAAAGTTCCAGTACTTAAAAAAGTTACTAATTTGCCTACAAGACCATTCTTAATGACTTCATTTGATAAGAGGTATACCCAATTATTATATACTATAAAGGAATTTAAGATATAAATATATTTCGCTAAATTTGTACAAAATCAATACCATGACAATTACATTAAACGAAGAGCAGGTAAAACAATTAGACGCATTCATCCAAGAATTGCCAACTAAGTATGGTTTGCCTTTAACTCAGTTCTTATCAAAACTTGCTCAAGAGCAAAATCCTGAGGAAGTAAAAGCGGAAACAGAAGCTTAATGAAAGATTGCGGATATGCTATACGAAAGGCTTATGTAGATAAGTTAGCATCACAAAGTTTTTCTTTGGGTGTTTATGATACTATTGCGCCTGATACCGTAGAGCCTCCGTTCTTAATCATTAGTAGCCAAACATCAGTTGAAAACAGTGACAAGCAGAGTTATAACTTTGATGTTACTCTTCAATTTGATATTGTCTATAGGACATTTAAGTCAGGTGAAGTAGGGCAGAAATCGGTAGACCAGTGGGCTAACGAATTGTTAGGGATCATAGGCGTTAATGTACCTGATTACCCAAGTGCTTCTCCTGACTTTAAAATAGTCACTCGTAGAATGTCATCTAATGAAGCTACTTTTGATTATGTGGATGAAGCTTATGTATTTAAGAGAGTCATTGTATTCGAACATTTTGTAACTCAAATATTATAAAAAAATTAAAATAAAATAAAATGCCAACAACAGGAATTTTTAATGGTACAAACCTAGTAGTTCTAGTAGGAACTGAAGTTGTAGCTCATTCTACATCTTGCTCTTTATCTGTAAGTGCTGACTTACCAGATGCAACAACTAAATCAAGCGGTGGATGGGCTGATCAAATCGCAGGTTTGCGTTCTTGGTCTTTAACTACAGATGGTCTTACTACAGTTGAACCAACAGGTACAAACTATGTAGTAGGAGATATTTTCTCTGCTTTAAACGGAAGAGGCGTAGTTACAGTTAAGTTTACTACAGTTAATGGTAGTACTCCAATCGTAGGCGACTTAATATGGTCTGGTTCTGCATTTGTAGAAAGCTTAGATATTACTGCTGATATGGAATCTCCAGTTACTTACTCTGCTTCTTTTACAGGACAAGGTCAATTAACTCAGGCTACCAACGCATAATAACACCAAAAACACCAAAATATGAGAGGACATTACGAACTATCCCTAAGCGATGGGACTAAGATACCTATGAGGTTTTGCACATGGTCTTTAAAAAGATTCTGTCAACTTCAGGGAATTGGTCCATCTGAAATAGGAGATGCTTTAAGCGGAGATGGCACATTAGATGCTATCGTTAACTTGTTGAAATCAGCAGCAGAATATCCTTTGTACAAAGAGGGTATTACTCCTAAGTTTACAGACTTAGATGTATGTGACTGGATTGATGATATGGGTGGCATAACAAGTGAAAAGCTTCAAGATATCTTTAAAGCATTATCTGATAGTATGGTAAGTGGTTTAGATAAGCCAGAAACCAAGAAAGGTAAAAATTCTGATGTAAAAAAAAATTAGAGTGGATTGATATAGAAAGATTTTCAATGGGGGAGTGCCAAGTGCTTCCCCATTTGTTTTGGGATATGACGATGGCTGAGTTAGATTTTGTGTGGTATGGCAAAAGGCATCAAGAAGAGCAAGATTGGATTAAGTTAAGATGGCAGACAACTTTATTGATAAATATTCACATGAGCAAAGGCAAAAAGGTAAAGCCTACTGACCTTTTACAACTTGACTGCGATAATCGTAACTTTGTGAAGCAAAGGGTAATGTCACATGATGAATTACAAGAAGTATTAAAAAAGTATAATAATATCAAACCTATAGGATAATGGCAGTAGATGAAACAATTAGAATTAAGATACAAGCAAATGCTGAAGAGTTTAAGATTGTATCTGACATTATAAATAGAGAATTAGGTAGATTAGGAAAAAACTTTGAGGTTTTAGAGGGTAATATAAAGCAATCTTCTAATGCTATGAAAGGTTTTGATGGGTCATCTAAAAAGTTCAATAAGGGCTTAATGAGCATCTCTTTAATTTTACAGGATTTGCCTTATGGCTTTAGAGGTATTCAAAATAACATCCCTGCATTAGTTCAGGGATTTGGTGTTATATATTTAGCTATTTCTGCTGTTACGGCTGCTATGACATACTTTGTATTACAAGGTGATAAGATGTCAAAGGGGACAAAAGCCATGTTTGATTCATTTAAGGAATTTGCAAATGGTGTTGCCTCTGATTTATATAATACATTAAAACCTGCATTTGATTCAATAGTAAAATCAATCATGTTTTTATGGGATATGTTTGGGAAAAACATTATTAATGCTTTTAAATATACTTGGGAAAATTTATTAGCTTTCTTAAAAATAGCTGGTAATATTTTAGCAGAAGCATTTAATTTAGTAACAAGTGTAATTAAGGGTGATTGGAGTAAATTCGGAGAATCATTATTAAATATATTTAAATATGCATGGAACGCTATAGTTCAATTTTTATCGTTTAGTTTAAAAATGGTAGGAAATGCAATAGGTGCTTTTACAAGAATATTTAATAAAGATTTAGGTGACGCAATTACTAAGTCAACAGAATATACTGCTAATAAATTTTCTGACTCTTTTAAATTTGCATTTAAAGAAGTAGAAAAAGGCGGTGAAAAAATTGATATATTTAAATGGTTTAAAAAGGATATAAAAGACACTGAAGTTCCTTTAAGTGATTTCCAAAAAACTATGAATAGTTTAAATACCGAAATGAGTAAGTTAAACTTACTATTTGGGCAGTTTAGACAAATGAGCCAATTAGACTTTTTAGAAGGTCAAATAAGGGCGTTAAATAGTGCTATTGATGATCTAGCAGGTCAAAAGAGCAAAGAAGCCTTAAAAAAGTTAGCAGAATTAATACAACTTAGGGGAGAGTTGTTATTGCAACAAAAAACAACAGAAGCACAACAAAATATTGGTGGTGATATTGAAGTTATAACTGAGCCTGTAGTAAAACCTGTATTTGATAAAAATACTTTTGAGGCAGGGCAAATGGTATTAGAAAATTGGTTTGACTCTATTAGAAATAAGTTTAAGGAAGTACAAAAGATGGCTAAAGAAAGCCAGGAGTTTTTATTACAGATTGGAATAGGGATGATGAACGCTTTAGGTCCAGCTATAGATATGTTATTAGAAAAAGGAGCAAGTTTGGGCGATGTATTAAGTAGAGCTTTTAGTGACCTTTTGAAAAAATTAGCAAAAGTAGCTATTTCGGCTGCTATTGTTGTTACATTATTGGCTATTGCAGGATTGGTAAACTGGTCTGACTTTGGTAAAACATTTGCTAAGTTTGCTGCATCAGGGATGGGTATTAATCCAAGTTTACTTTCTAGTACACCTACTACACCTACTCCAAATCAAGGTAAGTCTATTGGCGATCTTACAGCAGCTAGTGCAATGGGTAATTCTACATTAGAGGCTAAAATAAGCGGAAACGACTTATTAATATTGATGAATAAAACAAATAGAAATAACCAAAGCACTTTTTAATGGCATACGGATTAAAATATCAACTGACTTTTGATGATGCATTTGTTGGTCCATCAAGTACTAATAAATCATTATACAGAGTTTCTATATACAAAGATGGATATAGTGGTTCTACATATCCAATTATAGGTACTGCTAATCCTGTTATTATTGAAACAATAGATAGTGAGGGTAAATCATTTAACCCTATTATATCTAAAAAAGCTACAGTTAATGTTATTGCTAATAGTAATTTCAATATAGAAGAGTTTTTTAATGCAGATGATAACGATTTTAAGTTAATCTTAGAAGGTGGAATATCTGTATCTGGTGCACCTCCTGTAACATGGAATACTTTATTTGTTGGTCTATATGTACCAGTTGAGCAGATCATATACAGTCCAGTATCTATTAAAGAGTTCTCAATGGTGTTTAATGATGGTTTGGCTAATCTTAAAGAAAAAAAGATATACTACGATAGTACTTTTGTAATTGGTTTTAATGCTTCAGAAACATATTCATTTAAAGATATTTTAACTAATGCTTTTGCTTCTAATGCTCTAGGATTAACATATAACGTAAACTGGTATTATAAAAATACTGGCTTAGCCGATAGAGAGCTTGAGAATATGTTTATTCAAAAGAACGCATTTATAGAAAGTGCTGGTAACTACATAACTTGGTATATGGTTTTACATGGTATATGTAGAAAATTTGGATTTATATGCCATCAAAAAAATGGTGAATACTATCTTACATCTTACGGAGATTTGACAAGAAATGCGTCAAGAAGTTATTTTAAATACAATAGTGCTGGAACATATCAATCTACATTTACCGAAACAGACACTACAATAACTATAGATAATAGTAATGACTTTAAGCAAATTGACAAGTCCTTATTAGTTTCATTATCTAAGGGCAATAAATCATATACTACAAATAGTAAGCTACAGAATGTAATTCAATGTGTGCTTAATGGAGATTTTAGTTCATGGTCAAGTTCTACATCTGTAGACGCTTGGACTGGTAGTTTAACATATCAAAGAAATGGAACTACTAATCAAGCAAGATTTTTTACAAGCCAACCAATAGGGTTAGGGTCTGGAACAAGCATAGAATCTCAAGCATACGATTGTACTGCTGGTGATATAATCTCTGTATTCTCAGACATTAATACAAATGGTTTATATGCTGAATCTGCAAGAGTAATTTTAGTTCCTACTGACAATACATTGCCTACTTATTATTGGACTCCTACTGGATCATTCCAAGATACAGATTATATACTTGACCATACATCGTTTACTAGCTCTACAACTAAATATGCTTATATACCAGCAGATGGTAAATTATTTGTTAGAATATACCAACCATATTATGTAGGTCCTACAATTCCTGGTCTATTTACATATGTTGGGTTTTTTAGGATTCAATACTACGGAGTAAACTCAACTGTTCAGAATTTTACAGCTCAGATAAACGAGGCTGCTAAAGACAGTCTTTTTAACAAGGATAATGAAACCTATGATGATATAACCATATTTGGTGACCAAAATCTATTTGTAACAATACCTAGCAGTATTACTTTTAATAATGGGAATAATGTTGCTGCTTCAAGATTTATTAGTGCATGGTTAACAGATGGTAGAAGTGCAGTATTAAATGAATGGCAAAGAAATGGCTCAGGGACAATAGGTACTATTTTTGAATTAGTATCAGAAGATGTTGGTGTTGATGAATTATATAATCAATTAAATATTAGTGGTGATTTTAAGAGCTTAGGGTATGATTTATTATCAAAATTCAGCTATTCCTATGCTACTGGAGTAACGGCTAAAACATATATCTTAACGTCGTATAAATGGGATTTAAAAATGGGTATTCAATCATGTAATATGTACGCAATTAACTTTGGCTTAACAACAAATATTGTAAGAAACATATATTTAAATTAAAAATAAATAATAATGGCATCAGTAATAAACGGAACTAACATACTTCTTTATCAATATAATCCAACAACAAATATATCTGTACCTTTTGGTGCAGCTACATCTTGTACTTTTAGTACGAGTGTAGATCAGGTTGAGATTACTACTACAAACACAGGTTCATATAAAGAATATTTAGGATCTCAAATTAGTTGGAATATATCTGCTGATGGGTTTGTAGCTCTTTCTGACTATTCTTATTTGTTTTTGCTTACTAAGCTTAAGGATAAAGAACAAATATTGGTTAAGTTTCAGATAGACAATGACAATGGAGATAATTCAGATACTTTAGGTTATAGCGTATTTACAGGTCTTGTAAATATTGCTAGTTTAGATATGACTGGTCCTGTTGAAGGTGCTTCTACTTATAGTGTTTCTTTAGTTGGTAGTGGTGAATATACAATAACAGGTACTCAAGTTACTCCTGGTGGCGTTGTGATAGAAACTTCAAATGTTATCATGTATCAATATACTGCTATTGGTGGTGAAACTACAGTTACGTTTGCAGCAGCTATTGGAGGCACTTGCTTGTCAGTTACAAGAGGTGGTATGGAAGTTAGAACAATCCTAACAACAGGTACTCCTACAGGTGATAACGTAAGGTTTAATGCTTCGACAGGAGTTGTTACCTTTGGCAGAGCTTTAGAGGCTGATGAGTTTGTTAGAATAATTGCTAAATAATAGTTAAAATTTATATATAAATGAGTTCACAATTACAAGTTACAGGAGAAGCTAAGATAAGGGACATACAAGGTCCAGTAGTGGCTAATAGTGGTGTAATAACCGCTTTAGATGGTGCTGCGAATCAATATGTGAGAGGTGATGGTACTTTAGCAAGTTTTCCTACTTCTGGCGGTGGTGGTAGTTCGGTTTCTTATTATTTAAATGGAAGTGTCAATCAAGGCACAATAGGCGGAGTAGCTTATAAGGAATTAAGCAAAGACCCTATCTTGGGTGTAGGAACTGACTTTACTATATCAGCTAATGGCTACGTTGCAAGTTTTATTACCGATGCAAACGATCCTGACTCAATTATAGTTCCCGGCGGTAACTGGAATACAGAGATTTACTTTAGCGTAGACTCAAACTCTAATAGTCCTTATTTTTATGTTGAAGTTTATAAGTACGATGGTAGTACTTTTACTCTTTTAGGTTCTAATCAAACAACCCCTGAATACATAACGGCTGGTACTACAATTACTCCTTATTATGGAGCAGTTGCGATACCTACTACGAATACTGCAATTACCGATAGAATAGCAATCAGAATATATGTTGTGCCAGATGGTAGAACAGTTACTTTACATACAGAGAATAGTCATTTAGGACAAATAGTTACTACATTCTCTAAAGGGATGACTTCTTTAAATAACTTAACAGATCAATCACAATACTTAACCACAGGAACAAGCGGAACGGACTTTAACATTGCTTCAAGTGGGGATACACATACTTTTAACCTACCTATTGCTTCGGCATCAAATACTGGTAAGTTAAGTTCAACGGATTGGTCAACTTTTAATAACAAGCAAAACGCTTTAACTAATCCAATTACAGGAACAGGAGCAAGTGGAAATGTAGCATACTTTGATGGTACAACAAGCATCACTGCTGAAAACTCGTTTAATTACGATGCTTCTACGAATAGACTTGGTGTTAATACAACTGTGCCAAATGCGACTATTGGTGCAAACGCTGGTACTGATAGTGGGTATTCTTTGTTGCTTAAAAATTCGGATAGCAACTACAATAGTATTGGATTTGGTACTGATTCAACTTATGGAAACTTAATCCAAGCTGATAGATTAGGTTCAGCTCCTTCAAGGAATTTAACCTTATACAACTACGCTGGATTCATTTCTTTAACGGAGGCTGGTAACTTAGGAGTGGGTTTATTAACCCCAAGTACTGGTGTTGACATATACAATAGTCTTAATGCGCAATTATGGCTTCATAACGATACTTCTGGTCTTGGTGCTACTCACGGAGTTAGATTGGCTTTATTTACTAGCGGAAATGGTAATTTAAGGAACTTTGATGGTCCTATGAGTATATCATCTGAAGGCGACTTTCAAGTTATTACTTTAGGTGCTGAAAATATACGAGTAAATAGTGTTGATGGCAAGGTAGGAATAGGAAACCCAACAACTGTATCAGAGATGCTTACAGTAAATGGTTCAATCCAACAAAGCGGAGTTTTATCTGCTTTACTTAAAACAAACTCAACTGGTAAGATTATAGCTGCGGTTGCTGGAACTGATTACGTTGCTCCTTCTGCTTTAAGTGGTTATGTGCCTACATCAAGGACTTTAACAATAAATGGAACGGCTTATGATTTAAGTGCTGATAGAAGCTGGTCTGTTGGAACAATAACTGGTGGTGGCGCAGATGGTAGAGTTCCATTTTACAATGGTACATCAGGTATCACATCTGATAGTGGTTTTATATATGAATCTGGAGCAAATAGATTAGGTGTTAACACTGTAAGTCCAAATGCAACAATAGGTGCTAATGAAGGTTTAGATAGTGGATATTCTTTATTATTAAAAAATAGCGACACAAACTATAATGGCTTAGGATTTAGAATAGATTCTACTTATGGACATATGATAGAAACTACA